CGAGAGCGAAAAAAATTTCACCTGATGACGCAAAAGACAATGTGATAAAGACAATAATGAAACTTTTGAAAAAATGAGTAAAGTAATCAGAGAACAAATAGACTATGGAGATTATCCTGAAAGAATGGACCCTAATCTCGAAAGAAAGCTCAAAAGTGCTGAAAGTTTATATGCTCAGAATCCTGCATTCAGGAAAGGAGCTAAAGATGTTTCAAGAATTGCAAGCTCAAGATTCAAAAAGGTTGTTGATAAACTCAGACAAGCAAGGACTTTACAGAGCATCACACCAAATATGATTCAAAGAATATACATGGAGGAAATGAGTAAAGTCCCTATGATTATTCAAATCGAAGCTAGACACAGAGAAGAACTTGAAGAATTGGCAAAAAAAGTTTCATTGGAAGAGACTGAAGTGCCTGAAGGATGGTATCAAATCGAGGCTTTATTAAATAGAGAGCCGATTGATGTTTCAAATTTCAGGTTTGACCCTGAGGAAGACGAAGAAGAAGAGGAAGAAAATGAAAAGCAAAAAATAGAGATTCCATCTTTTGATGTTGAAGACTTAACAAAAGAAGAGGAGTTAGAATTAGAAAAACACAAGAGAAATCTAATCAACGCTATTGTACAGGGTGCTGCAAAGAAAGGTCATTACCTTTTTCAAAAACCAGAGGTTAAAGCCGAATTGGATAGAATTGATTCAAGACTATATCCCGCATATTTGGGAGTTATGGCAATCAACGATTTCCTATACTTTAGTATGGAACAGATGATTGAACAAATGAGTGCAACAGGAAATGGAGTTGCTGGAAAAGTAGAATTACAAGACGCAGATGAAGAAGGTGGTGATGAAGGTGGAGGTGAAGAAAAACCAGACACTAAAATCGTTGCTGAAGGATTAATATTCCCAATTTTGACACACGAAATAATCAAAGGTGTGAAAGCGGCTAATGCGAGATTCGGTCTTCCTACCGACCCGAGTATGAGAGAAAAAGTAAAATCTCAAGTCGATATTCTATCAAATGAGCCGATGCAACTACGTATCGGACCTGAAGTTGTTGAAAAAATAAGATTCTCTCTTCCTGATAAAATGTTCGATGAATCAAACAAGGGATTAATAAACTGGTTTGAAATTCAATTATACCAAATTCCCGCTCAAGAATTTTTGGAAATTATAGGTAATGCCATTTCTGAGGATGAATCCAAACAGAAAAAGGCGACTGAAAAATTTGAGGAAATCATGAAAGAAGCAATGGAATTGAAAAGAAAATATGAAGATTATCAAGAGGAGCAAGGTGATGAGGGTAGTGATGATGAAGGTGATGATTTAGATGATTTCTTGGGAAGCTTGGGTATATCAAGACCCAAATAATTTTCTGTGACCAAAGAACAATTAATTATTGAAGTAACAAAATGCATGAGGAACACTCCTTATGCGTTGAGGACGTATTTGCAGACCTATGACAACACGGTATCCAAATATGTCCCTTTGGACCTCTTTCCCGACCAAATACGACTCATCGAGGATTATGATGAGTTTAATGAGAATATAGCACTCAAATACAGACAAGCCGGTGTAACAACCGTCACCGCCGCTTGGGCTTCCAAGAAATTGGTTTTTGCAAAGAAACAAAAACCTGAAAAAATACTGATTATTGCCAACAAATTGGATACATCCGTTGAGATGGCAAATAAAATCAGAGGGTTTACTGAGCAATGGCCAGCATGGGTTGGTGTTGGATTTTCTGTAGAAAAAAATTCACAAAGACATTTTAAACTATCAAATGACTGTGAAGTGAAAGCGGTTGCTACTTCAAAAGATGCCTTACGTGGTTATACACCAACAATTTTGATTTTCGATGAAGCTGCGTTCATTGAAGCTGACAACGACTTTTGGTCTGCTTGTATGGCCTCACTTTCCACAGGTGGTAAAGTAATAGTTGTATCTACCCCTAATGGTTATGACCCAATATATTATGAAATATATGACCAAGCCCTAAGAAAGATGAATGAATTCAAAATCTCTGAGATGTTTTGGTATAGAGACCCAAGATATACCAGGGATTTGTATGTGGTAAAAACCACAGATTTAGTTCATTTTTTATTGAATAGGGAAGACTATCCCCAAGATATCGTAGTAGACTTATCAGTTGATAATCCATATGAGAGAGACCATAAAATTACAACGGATTATATATCCCAAGGATATAAGCCTTGTTCTGCGTGGTTTGAAGGTATGGTGAAAAAACTCAAGTATGATAGGAGAAGAGTAGCTCAGGAATTGGAGTGTAATTTCTTAGGTTCAGGTGATAACGTATTTGAATCTGAACTCATGCAAAATATTTCACACAATCAGTTGATGGAACCAACAGCAAAAATGATGGGGGGTTCACTGTGGATATTCAAAGAACCCGAAAATAATCACAAATATGTTATGGGTGTGGATGTGTCAAGAGGAGACTCTGAAGACTTTTCTTGTATTGAAATTATTGATTTTGATAGTCGTGAACAAGTATTGGAATACGTTGGAAAGGTTCCCCCTGATGTCATAGCAGAAATTGCATATAAGTGGGGTTCAATGTATAATGCCTATTGTGTTATAGATATTACGGGGGGTATGGGAGTGTCAACAGCAAGAAAAATGCAAGAGATGTCATACGCCGCGGGACTTTACGTTGACAACGTGGACCCATCAAAAAAATGGAAATGGGACCCAAAACTTAATGAAAAAATACCAGGAATTAATTTCAACTCCAAAAGGGTTCAAATTATTTCAGCGTTTGAAGAAGCTATGAGACATGACTTCAAAATATATTCACATCGTCTCTACAATGAAATGAATACTTTCATTTATATCCATGGAAGACCTGACCACCAAAAAGGTCATCATGATGATTGTATTATGGCTATGTCAATGGCAATTTATGTCGCTGAAAAGAATTTTCAATCACTTCAAAAGGTTGTCAATCATACAAAGGCTATGCTTAATTCTTGGACTAGTATTAGTCACGAAAACAAAAACACATCTGAATTTTTTAATCCCATGGTTCCACAAATGGGACGTCAGAACACACACATACCCGGTCAAGCTTCTCGTAGTGACTATCAGAAATATGGATGGTTATTTGGGGTAAAATAACTATTTATATTATCAGGGTATAAAGTAAAATTGTAAAATGAGTGAACAGAATTTAACGGTGTGGCAAAGGTTATCCAAAACCTTTGGTCCAAATTCGCTTCTGAATCAAGATTATCCTACTTACAAGTTCGATAAGAAAGAACTTCTTAGAACTAAAAGTAGAGATGAATACGAGAGAGAAAAACTACAGGCTCGACAGAGTTATTATCTTGCAAATCAGTGGGCTAAGGTAGAAAACAATTTATATTCTCAAGCAATTTATTACGAACCATCGAGACTTTCTGCTCAATACGATTACGAATCAATGGAGTATACTCCTGAGATTTCAGCGGCATTAGACATCTATGCTGAGGAGTCTACAACACCAAACGAGGATGGATTCATTCTTCAAATTTATTCTGAATCCAAAAGAATAAAAGGTGTTTTAGCAGATTTATTTAATAACAACTTGGACATCAATACCAATCTCCCAATGTGGACGAGAAATACCTGTAAGTACGGGGATAATTTTGTCTATTTAAAATTGGACCCTGAAAAAGGGGTAGTTGGATGTCAACAATTACCAACAATTGAAATAGAACGTAGAGAGGTCGGGGTAAGTCAAAAAATTTCAATTGAACCTGAAAAACCTGAAGATAGAAAAGCTCTACATTTCGATTGGAAAAATAAAAATATGACTTTCCAATCTTGGGAAATGGCTCACTTCAGATTACTTGGAGATGACAGGAGATTACCATATGGAACTTCAATGTTAGAAAAGGCAAGAAGAATTTGGAAGCAACTTCTTCTTTCTGAAGATGCGATGTTAATTTATCGTACATCGAGAGCACCTGAAAGAAGAATTTTCAAAGTATTTGTTGGGAATATGAATGATGATGATGTTGAAGCCTACGTACAACGTGTTGCAAACAAATTCAAAAGAGAGCAAATTGTAGATAGTAAAACGGGACAAGTAGACATGAGATTCAATCAAATGGCGGTAGACCAAGATTATTTTGTTCCTGTTAGAGACCCCGCAGCACCAAGTCCAATCGATACTTTAGCGGGTGCACAAAACCTGTCTGAAATCGCCGATATCGAATATATTCAGAAAAAACTCTTGACCGCACTTAGAGTCCCAAAAGCTTTTTTAGGATTCGAAGAAGTTGTTGGTGATGGTAAAAATTTGTCCTTACAAGACATTCGTTTTGCAAGAACCATCAATAGGATTCAAAGAAGTATGCTTCAGGAACTTAACAAAATTGCGATTGTTCATCTGTTCTTGTTAGGTTTTGAAGATGAATTGGAAAATTTCACTTTAGGTCTTACAAACCCTTCAACCCAAGCCGACTTACTGAAAATTGATGTTTGGAAAGAAAAAGTTTTACTATACAAAGATTTGGTTTCCGACCCTGGAAATGGTATTTCTGCCACTTCATCGACTTGGGCTAAAAAACATATTTTTGGTTGGTCTGATGATGAGGTTAAGATTGATTTACAACAACAAAGAATTGAAAGAGCTGTAGGTGAAGAGTTGAAGCAAACACCAACTGTGATTTCTAAGACCGGTGTATTTGACAATATAGACAAACTTTATGGCTCATCAACAGGAGCAACACCATCAGCCGGTGCTGAGACAACACCAGGTGGAGAAGAAGTACTCGGAGGTTTTCCTGGTGGGGGAGAAGAAGTCCCACCACCTGAAGCGGCTCCATTGGAGGCTCCTGAAGCGCCCGCTCCAGCTGAGGCGGCAGTAACGCCTGAGTCCAAACAGAAAGACATGAATATTTTAGTCGAAACTGATTTGATTGAAGGTAAACAAATCATAGATTTGGGGCACGGACAAAAATCTTTAGGAAAAATTTCTGAGGAATTGGATAAGTTGTTGAACTCTTAATATTTATTACAAAACGTAGAAATAATGACAATCGGTCAGATAAAATCAATTATAGAGGAAAACTTACTCAGTTCTTACAAAAATGAGAAAGAGTTTAAAAAAACCTTAAGAGAGTTCAAAGAGAACGTATTGAACGATAAAAGGTTTTCAAAATTATTTTCTGTGTACGAACAGCTTTCGACTCCTCAAGGATTATCTGAGAAAGATGCTGAGCTTTTCTTGGATGAAGGTGTAAATTTGATTTCCAAGATTATTCCTTCAGTTAAAATGCCTTATTCCAAAAACACATCCAAAACCAATATCTACGTTGATATTGACAATTTAGTTTACACCACAAAACACAATATCAGTGAAAGAATTCAATCCAAAAAAAATATCATAGGTTTACTAATGAGTGAACCAAAAAGGATTGAGGAATCTGTAAAAATTCCAGTGAGCTCAATGGTAAAAATTGCGAATCAAACTTTGGAAAATTACATTCAATCGATGGATTCAGGAAGTAAAAAACTTTTTTTGGAGGTTATTAAATCTGATAAAGAAACACTCGAAAAACAATACTCGTCCCTGAAAGAATCTACCATCTCAAAACTTAATAATTTACTTTCAACTCAAGATGAATCAGAAATGAAGGTCAAAATTTCTGAAACAATCGAAAAACTTCAAAACGAGAATTTTACACAAATCAATTACGTAAAATTGATTTCTTTAGAAAACGGCCTATAATCCGTTTTTCTTTTTTTCTTTGTAAATTGCTTTAAATAATTTTTTCCTCTTTTTTACAGACCTTTTTTCAAATTCCTTTCGTTCATTCAGAATTTGGTTCTGTTTCGTTTTGATAACTTTATTCTTTAGTAGTTTGAGAGATTTCTCTAAGTTATCGTTATTTTTTATTTCTATTATCAACATATTATGATATAAATATCATTATTCATTTCATTTTTGACTATTGGGAAAACTACTCGTATTTTTATAAAAATAAACTTAATGTAATATGAGTATTAATGAAAAAAGGCAAAAGTGTAAAACTAAATCTGTTCAATCCAATTAAATCTATGTATGGAACAGTTGACTCCAAAAATTTGAAATCAATTTTTATAAACATCCAATCATGGGTCACACCCAAACAAGAAATGGAAAATTGGAACAGAATTGTTAGTAACCTAAGTAGACAAATAAAACACTCTGTATACGACTCAAACAAATCAGAAATTTTTTTATCAAAAACAATAATTGACTTAGACTTGAGAGTAAGTGGAATATCCGCAGGAAAAAAATCTTTTTTCAACTTGGAAGTTAATTTATTTGCAAGTGAAGAATTGGATTTCAAATCCGAAAATATGAAAAAAGAAATCAAAACAATTATAAAATCTATCTATCAAAACAACATCAAAAAGAACAAGTATTTTGATTTCTCAAAGTCCAAAAAATAATCAACATTACAATTCTGTATATTTATCTGAAAACATAGGATGAAACAATTAAGAATACTGGAAGCCCATGAACTTGGGCATGGAATTTTGATTGAGATGGACGCAGGTTTTATAAATCCTCAAGATTCGCTCAATCTACCATTAATGGAACAGGCAAAAAAAATGGATTTCAAAAATCCATTTGAGTTTTATGCTGTCCTACAGAAATATGACACAGCAAATCGTAATGGAAGATTTTATCCTGAGAAAATTCTTAAAAGAGAAGCTGACAGATATAAAAAAATAATTCAAAAAGGTTTATCAACTTCAGAGCTTAATCATCCTGAATCCTCTTTGATTGATTTGGATAGGGTATCACATTTAATCACAGACATTTGGTGGGACAAAAATATATTGATGGGAAAACTCAAATTGTTGACAAGTCCAGGTTTTCATGAATCAGGTGTAGTTTCTTGTAAAGGAGATGTTGCAGCAAATTTAATGAGACAAGGAGTAACGATGGGGGTTTCCTCTCGTGGTGTCGGGTCACTGAAAAAAGTTGGTGAAAGAAATGAAGTACAAGATGATTTTGAATTGATTTGTTTTGATTTAGTGTCCTCACCCTCAACACCAGGAGCATATTTATTCTCCAACATCGATGAAAGAGGTCAATATGAAGAAAATCTTGAAGAAGAAAAAAAATCCAAAATAGAAGGTTCAATGGACAAGTCTATTGATTTAATGAAAAAACTTACCGATTTTTTGGGAAAATAATTTTATGGACGAAAAGTACTTTGTAGCAAAAATTCAATATGAACTTCCTGATGAAACAACAGGTAAAATTAAAAAAATTAGAGAAGAAAAATTAGTAAAAGGTTTTTCTGTTACAGATGTTGAGGCAAAAGTTACCAAAAGGTATGAAAGTTTTTCATATGATTGGCGAATAACATCAGTTTCCGAAAGTAAAATCGATGAAGTAATTGAAAAGTAAAAGAGTGGTTTACCACTCTTTTTTTTTTGAATATATTTATTAAGAAAATCATTATGCATTTTCTCGTACAATCCCAAAATAACACTTCAAATAATTTCAGAGTAATAAATGCATCTTCTTGGTCAAATTGCCTTTCATATATGGAAGGTACAGGTGATGTTATTCAACAAATAAGTAATCTATCGGACTCAGTTTCAGTAATCGCAGCTAGCCCTTCATCGACTAAATCTTATAATGTAAGGTTGAAGGAAACGTCTACTGGTGACGTAATCACTTACATAATTTTTCAAGAAAATTATTCCGATTTACAAAATTGGATATCTCAACAGACGGGAAAAACCGTAGTACAGATTTTACTGAGTGAAAAAACTTACGTCAACGTATAAAATTGACAAACTTTTTTGATAATCAACAATATTTATTAGTTAAATCATAACAAATTTCTATGCAAGAAAATAAAAATTTAGTAGAAGAGGCGCTTATTCAAATGAAAAACGTTGAAGAAGCTATAGCCGAAAACGCAAAAGGAATACTTGCTTCGACAATGAAGGAAGAAATCAACCAATTAGTAAAAGAATCTCTTTCTGAACAAGATGAGATTGACATCGATGCTGAAATGGGAATACCAAGTTCTGATGAGGAGTTAGGTATGAATATTGATGTTGAAGATGACGTGGAGGGTGACATGGGTATGGAACTCGACATGGATGCTGAAGAATCTCCAATCGATTTGACTGGAGCATCTGATGAGGAAATTTTGAAAGTCTTCAAAGCAATGGGCGAAGAAGATGGAATTATCGTAACAAAAGACGATGAAGAAATTCAACTCACAGATAACGATTCTGATAATGAGTATATCATCAAACTCAAAGAGTCAAAATCTAAAATCAATGAAGACGATATGGTTGCAAAAATCGTAGACGACATCTTCAATTCTCCTGAATCTGAAGATGAAGAGGAAAAAATTGATTTTTCAAAATTAAACTCTGATGATGAGGATGAAATGGCAATGGCTATGGATTCCGAAGAAGAGATGATGTATGAAATCACACTTGACGAAGAGGATGGCGAAGATGACGAATCAAAGCTTGACGAAGAGGATGGCGAAGATGACGAATCAAAGCTTGACGAAGAGGATGGCGAAGATGACGAATCAAAGCTTGACGAAGAGAGTGATGACGAATCAATTCTTGACGAAGAGGATGGCGAAGATGACGAATCAATTCTTGACGAAGAGAGTGATGACGAATCATTAGATGAGGCATACAATCACAAGAAAGCAATTAAACCTAAAGGTGTTGGAATTGGCAGTGGTCCAAAATTTTCTTATAAAGCTACAAAGGGTGGTTTTAATGAAAAGAAAAAAGAAGGTCCAAAATCTGTTGGTACAGGTAAAGCAAAATTCGAATACAAGAAAGGTGCTAATATGGAAGGTACATCCAAGAAAGTTGAAACTAAAGAAGGTCACTACGGAATGAATAAGGGTGATAAATCTAAAACTCACAAAGGAGATGAAGATTATACAACCAAAAAAGGTGATACTTTGAAAAGAAAGGCTTTCACAAAAGAAGAGACAAAAGAAGCAGCTAGAACATATGGCATGGGTTCTAAAGAGGGTAGAGGTCTGAGAAAGGGCATTACCAATAATAGAAACTATGTATATGGTCCTAACGGAGTAAAAGTAGAGTCTCTCGAAGCAGAAGTTAGTATGTTGAGAGAAAAAAATGAAGAGTATAGAAAAGCTTTGAATTTGTTCAGAGAAAAACTAAATGAAGTTGCAATCTTCAATTCAAATTTAGCTTACGCTACAAGACTTTTCACGGAACATTCAACGACTAAAAAAGAAAAAATCAATATCCTCAGAAGATTCGATTCTGTTGAAACTTTGAAAGAGTCAAAATCTCTTTATAAGTCTATCAAAGATGAATTATCTACTGTTGAAACTAAATCGATTACCGAATCAGTTGAGAAGTTAAATACTACTGTATCATCAGGTTCAGCAATCAATCTTATCGAGTCAAAAACCTATGAAAATCCTCAGTTCTTGAGAATGAAAGATTTGATGACTAAGATAAAATAATAAATAAACAAAACTAAAATACTCAAAAAAATGGGAGCATTATTAGAATCAGGTCTTGTTGGTAACATCGGTCTTAAGCACCTAAAAGTTATCAAAGAAGACACAATCAGTAAATGGGACAAATTAGGATTCCTTGAGGGTCTTAAAGGTCACATGAGAGAAAACGTAGCTCAGCTTTATGAAAACCAAGCAAGCTATTTAATCAATGAAGCGGCGACTACATCTGACACAGGTGCATTCGAAACTGTGGTTTTCCCTATCGTTAGAAGAGTTTTCTCTAAATTGTTAGCTAACGATATCGTATCTGTACAAGCTATGAATTTACCAATCGGTAAATTGTTCTACTTTGTACCTAACATTCAGAACTATGAAACAGGTGGTTCTCAAGCTGACAACACAGGTATTCACTACAAACCAGTAGGTGCACCTAGTGGACCAACTGCAGATGACCCAAATGATGGTTACAATTACAACAACGGTAGAGATTTGTATGACAGATTCTACGAAGGTAATGAACCAGCTTTGGACCCTCCAGGTTTGTTCGACTATTCTAAAGGTCAGTTCTCAGCTATCACAGGTACTGCGGTAACTTCTGTTTGGAATAATACAACATTGAATTTGGAACCTTCTGGTTATTCAACTGATAACTACAGAAAAGTACTTCTTATCATGTCAGGTTTTGCATCTGATGGAGCTGGTAAACTTATCGGTCCTGATGGTCAACCTATGGATAACGAGTCTTTCTTAGCTGACCTTACCCTCTACGGAAGTACAACAGCAACTAACCCAACAACTGGTGTTGGTAGAAACGCTGGACCATACCTCTTCAGAGTTGTTACTCAAAGATATGGTAAAGGTATTGTAGAGTATGGTAACAACAACCAAACTTTACTTTTCCCTGGGTCAAGAACTGGCGGTGGTCAGTACGATGATATCTGTACTGCAGACGGAGAAATTTATCTAGAAGTAGACCTTCAAGTTCCTTGTTGCGTAAGTTGCACAGGATGTATTGATGGTTATACAGGTTCAACTTTCTCTTCAACTACAGGTAACAACCAAGCTTTCACACCTGTTTACAGAATTTACAAGAATTTGGAATTTGAAGACAGAATGGGTGAGGTTTCCTTTGACCTTATGTCAGTAACAGTTTCTGTGACTGAAAGAAAATTAAGAGCTCAATGGTCTCCAGAAATGGCACAAGACGTTGCAGCATTCCACAACATCGACGCTGAGGCTGAATTGACAGCTTTATTGTCTGAGCAAGTTGCGGCTGAAATCGATAGAGAAATCTTGAGAGACCTTAGAAAAGGTGCAGCTTGGAACTTGAGATGGGACTACAACGGCTGGAAGAGATTAGGTACTAATGCAGTTCCTTATACTCAGAAAGACTGGAACCAAACGCTTATCACAGCAATCAACCAAATTTCAGCTCAAATCCACAAGTCTACCTTAAGAGGTGGCGCTAACTGGATTGTTGTATCTTCTGAAATCAGTGCAATTTTTGATGATTTGGAATATTTCCACGTATCAAACGCAGCTCCTGAGCAAGACCAATACAACATGGGTATTGAAAGAGTTGGTACTCTTGCTGGTAGATATCAAGTGTATAGAGACCCTTATTTCCCACCGAACCAAGTATTGTTGGGTCACAAAGGTACATCTTTACTTGACACAGGTTACATCTACGCACCATATGTACCTCTACAACTTACACCAACAATGTATAATCCATTCAACTTCACACCAATCAAAGGTATCATGACTAGATACGCTAAGAAAATGGTGAACAACAGATTCTACGGTAGAATCACAGTTGATGGTGTTAGAACATTCGATTTGAAAGAGTTGAGATAATATGGTCTAACCAAAATATAAAAGGGTCCCAATCGGGACCCTTTTTTTTAATTTGTATCGTTATTTATATTTTTGGAATTCAAAATAAATAATGATTTTGAAATAATTTCAGTCTCACTCATGGAGTATATTCCTTGAGAATATGCAAATTCCAAACCTTTGTTGATGAAAATTAACGATTGTTCGAATGTGAGATTATCGATTAAATTTCTCACATCTTTGTCAGATTTATAGCCAATTGATGAGAATAAGTATCCCTGAAACTCGTCTTGTATATTATCCATTACTGATGATATTTATATTAGTAAAAATATATGAAAAAAAATCATATAAATGAAGCAACTGGTGCTGCAAACGCGGGTAAAGTAAAAGTACCTTTGGTTTTGGCTCCAAGACTTTGGGAAAAAGAGCCGCTTAAACCATTCGTTTCTCCCGTTTCGAGTTATATAAGTGCAATGAACGCTTATGATAGTTACGATGGTGAAATGGAACGTTCCGAAAAAATAATTTCACAAAATGAACGCAAATCAGTAAAAAAAGCAAAAAGTGCTATAAAAATGTTTTCGCAAAATGACCAGGATGGTAATCCTATAAATGGATATTCGCCAAAGGGGAGCGATGTCTCTGGTACCCCCCCTGAAATTATTAAAAAAGCAAAGATGAATCCTAAAAATTATGAAAGAGTTCTCAAAGAAGATTTAGCAGTTTGGTTTGGTACGAAGAAAAAACCAAAAGGTAGTAAGCAACCAAAAGGTCCGTGGGTTAATATCTGTAGAAAAAAGGAAGGTGGTGGACATCCACCTTGTGGTAGACCTGATGCATCAAGTAAAGGATATCCGAAATGTAGGGCTGTGGGTGTTGCGTCAAAAATGTCAGATTCACAAAAAAGAGCCGCTTGTTCCCAAAAAAGAAGAGAGGAAAAAAAAGACCCGAAAATTGGCACAGGAAATAAACCAACTATGACATCATACAAACCAAGGAAAGAATCTCTCGAAAGGGTTATCAGAAATATCCTTAAAGAGATATATGAACCGAAAAAATTATATCCTGTCGAGTCTGTATATATGGGAATTGCTAATGCACCAAGGGAAATAAAACAAGTTGTGTCAAGATTGGAACCAATACCGTGTGTAAACGAAAGAGGTGAGAAAAGGTCGTGTTTTCGAATTCCTGAAGTTTTGTATGTGTATTTTTCAGGAAACTATTGATTGAGTTTTGATAATATATTTTTTAGTGAGTGTTGAATATTACTTGTAATTTCCAATTCTAATTCCTCACGTCTTCTTTCCAATTCTAAATCGAAGGTTTCCAACAAATCTGAGTATAAATCTGTGCTTTCGATGTAAACACTATAACTATAAACGTGGTTTATTAAATGAATTGTAGAATTGTTCATAACAATGAACATATCAAATTCGTCGTTTTTGATAAAACGTTTGGAGGACTTTGGTGCGTAGTTTAGTTTAGAAGATTCACGAGGAATCAGTTGTTTACAAATTTCAATTGAAAATTGTTCTTCTTGTGTGACGAGGGGTCTTGGGTCGAATTTTTCCTTAAGTGTTAAATATATTTTGAACAACAAGCGAGGTATATATCCAACAATTTCTTTGTTTTTCATCTTAATTCTTGAATAATAAATTTAAGAAATTTTTCCATGTTTCCAAATCATTTTCATTCCTACCCATATTAGCGGTATAACAACATAAAACGACATTATCTTTTGTGTATTCCTTATTTCTATCTAATCTATCTAATGATGGTTGTTGAGGATGTTTTGATTTGTTTGAGGGGACCAAGGGTATTTTGAACCAATAACATAAACCTTTTTGATTTAAGAAAATTTCATTTATGTCTGACACAGTCAAATTATTTTTGATTCCTCTATATCTTGAGTCATGAATCAAAGTATTTTGCCATAATCTTACTCTTCTCTCTTTTTGCTTAATCCCTTCTATTTTCCTAAACTCGTAACTTTCTCTTTTTTTTCGTTTGTACTCACGTGTTATATTGAGAACACAGTTTTTACATTTTTTTCCTCTTTGGGATTTGTAAAAATCTTCTATATTTTTTTCGATATTACAAACGACACATAATTTTTTATCCATATATATAAATATATGGATAAACATAAAGGAAATAAAAAAAGGTAGATTTTTCTACCTTTTTTCAATCTTTAACAATATGGTGCGGAACACCTTTTTTTTCCATCAAGACCAGGCATTGTTCCTTTACAAACCTGTACTCCGTAACCATTACTGTAGGCGGAGGGAAAAACTTTAAATTTAGATTTTGCTGCGGCATATCCCCGAGAACAAAGTTTAGTACCGGTTTTTTTCTTTCCCTCGTCCAAAACGTTTCCATCATCAGTAAAAGGACTTGTAATTTCTTCCTCATCTTCTTCATGATTTTTTCCTTTGATTTGATTCATCATGAAATCAAAAACTTGGTCCAAATTCTCTTTAGCGACTGTCACGTGGTCAGCAGCCCAATCATGTCCGTTAAGAATAATCTCATCTACAGTATCTTGGTCCAACTCTAAGAGAAGATTTGCTTGACGTATTAGTTGTTCCAAATTACTGAAGAACATATAATTTGGTGATTCTTGTTCCTGAAGAACTCTTTGAACAAGTTTAGAGATGTCTGATTCGGTTATTTTAACTATCTTTTTCATTTACTACGTTAAAGGTTAATTGTCTTTTATAAGTATCTTTCTCTCCTGAAGTATTCACTTGAATATCTACATAATATTGATTAGGAATTTTATCCCTCATATCAATCATGAAATAATATTCATTTGGGGTTCTGTTTATTGGAGTCCAATCTTGAACTTGAACCTCTGTAGTTCCCTCTCTTACATAAATACGATAAAAGGCTGTGATTCCATCCAAAGGTTGTTGACCCGTGTAAGCTTTTTTGATTGTCACACCAACTTTCCTTATGTCAGAGTTTATAATATTTTCGTTCTGTAGTATTCCATAAATTTCGAAACCAAATTTTTCGGGCTCATGACTGTTAACACCGATTTGGATTCCCGCAGAATACTCTTGTAATACGAATTGATTTTTAACATTTGTTAGAGGCTGACCATTTATTTTTAAATTAGACCAAACATCATAAAACATACATGGTGTTGGAGAACCTGTGAATGAATTGGGTATAACACATTCATATACCCCTCTTGTTCTTAGACAAGTGGTTAATCCTGAAAGATTGTTATAAAGTGTGTTATCCCTTTGATATATTGATACGAAAGGTAATTCATCCAAATTTACCGCATCCCCGTTTTGGTATACATAAAGATATAGTTTGTTAGTTTGGTTTTTGAGAAATCTATTTCTATCGTCTTGAATTAAGTCATCGTAAGTTGTAAGTAAGAATGGTTGATAGAATGTTTGGGTGTGTCTTGAGAAAAATGCAACACTATAACTGTCTGTCAGGCCTGTTATGTTTTCAATAGCGGGAAGATACGCAAGCCCCCACCCTGTATCGCCTGTTATAGTCCCCTGTAGTATACTATTTATTTCATTACTCATATCCATGTTTATATCCTCATTACCGAACTCAAAGTGTTGAGTTGCTATGATAGTAAGGCCGGAATAATTGACCAATCCTGTGTTCCTATTGTTGTATACGCCTGGTTCTGACCAGTTTGATATTGTTTCTGTTTGAAACCAATTGGAAGGTCTTGTCGAGTATGCTCTTGAGTCAACGTAGGTTATAGGGTTGGAACCTCCAACAGATGAGTTCCTTGCTAAGTTGAAGTCATTATAATCGTATCCTACTCCCTCGTCCCATTGTTGAGTATTACCGGTGGTTCCTGATGTTTTGGGAATTCTAAATAAAATCAAATCGAATGAACTTGCACGTCTTCTGTCGTTTGACATGAAAGTGTTCAGGAGTTCATTATCGAAAGATGATGTATTTGTCATCTTCAGTGTATGGGTCATTGCAGATGTACAACCTGTAGATAAGACACCACTTTGAATGTTTTGTACAAGTAGTCCCAAGTCCAAATCGAATATAATTCTTGAGAAGCCAAAATTTGGAACGGCAATATAGGAAGCTCCAAAATTCAATTCCATCACCGGATTTCTTCCGGTATTTACCAAAGAATTCGAAACTATTGTGTTGTTTTTATCTACGTATGACCTTAAAACTGACATCAGACTTTATTAATAAATATCAATTAAGTCGGATATTACTATTCAATATCTTGGTTGCAGCTTTTTGTATTTCTGTCAAAATATCATCTGAGCTAATACCATCTTCAGTGATGTCAACAGGTGGTAAACCAGGATAAGCGTGAGTGTGAGTAAGAAGAAATCTCACTATGAGGTTAATCAATTCTAGTAGTTCCTCACCTCTGACTAAAGAGGAGGTTTTGACTCTGATTTCATCTGTAAACGCACTAAGAGGAATACCATATATTGTATCTGCAAAATTTATTTTTTCTTTGTCTCCCAAGGAGTCTTGGCTCAAAAGATAAATTTCTTGTCCACCCAAAACTGAGTATGTTTTGGGAACTGATTGAAACTCTGGTGCGATATACTCTACTATTTCAGTTTGAATTGGAAGTCCTACGGTGTCTTTTTTCCAAATAAGACCGAATTGACTATCAGAAGTTGCGGTCTCATCTGATTGAAGAAGTTTTATTCTGTTATTGAACGCTTCTAAATTATCTTTTATTGTTTGTTGTATTGCTGTTGCGGGTGATGAATCCGAAATAAAATTATATACAATTTCACCTGGTCTAAAATAAATTGGAAACTTGTTTAGGTTGTCAGAAAATAGTTGTCTTCCATTAGAAGCAAAATTTTTATCATTACAATTTTTAATAAAATTGTTAATTTTATCAACTACCTGTTGAAATGTGAGTGCAGTAAAATCATCTCTATAAATCAAAAATTTGTTGGATTCAGGAATTTTTGTGGACACCTGAATGTTCTTGGTATCGGTTGCGGATGATTGTTTAAGTGAGTATAGATTAATTGCACCTGTAAAACTGTTTTGTGTATTTTCAGGATTCAAGATTACCCACTCAATTAAATGTTTTACAAATAATGTGATAGGTTTGGACGTTATTTCTTTCTTTTTTGTTTCCGATGTTTTGGACCTATCGAATATCGATAATTGTAAAAAGGCTCTGTTGCTATTCGGTGGTGTGTTGAGATTTGATTGCGGTGTTTGGGAGTATTTACCAGCTCTGACTAAAACGTCATTCTCTTTTAGAATTACGTCTGTACTTCCTCTACCTAATAGTGCGTTATCACCCGGTTCAGGATAGACACCCTTCAATACATTTTTTGCTGGCCAAGTTCCATTTTGATTTTTGATGTTTCTTGGTGGTTTGAACTGCATTCCTGTTCCTGTGAATTTTGCTCCACCAGAATTCAGTGTATTAAATGCGGAGTTCGGAGAGAAGAAATTACTCTGAACGTAGTATTGGTTTTGATATTTGAAATCAGGGTTTACAAACATCACCTGAATTAATTCACCCTCTTTAGGTACCTGATAAACGAAGTAAGGTAATAATGGATAAAAAACTAATGGGTCTCTTTCCGTCCAAATGTCAGTCTCTTCATTCCACTTTGGTGAAGTGATAGATGCTAAAACGTCAGGAAAGTTAATTACATTAATCTTGGCTCTAACCCTCCCTAACATTAGGGGGTCTTGATTATTCAAAACAGTACACTGATAAAATATTGGTGTCATTATTTATTTCTGTTTTGATACTCTTTTAGGATGTTATTATACAACAACTCTACGTTATCAAGTTCCAAAGTCAAATTTATAATTTGAGATTTTTTTTCTTCAAAGTCCGTACTTAATCTTTCCATAAAGTCTAATAATTTACTGTTAGGTAGATTTTTTAGATTTACAAGTTGTTGTTTGATTATATCTAATTCTTTCTTTTCCATAATATTATCTTGGTACACTCCAACAAGGTGAACCTGTTGGTGCACAATATGTGTCATTTACACCATTTTCTGCTTGTTCATCCGTTCGTCCTCTATGTGTTGCTAAATTGTATATTAACATCAAATTTGGTTGACCATTTGGTAATGCGTTAGTTGGTAGTCCGGCCTGTTGTAAGTATTTGATTGAATTAAGGAAAGCTCTTTGTGGAGATTCTCCTGGAAGAAAATCTGATAGTAGAGCTAATGCTAAATTAATCTTTTTCCTTTTACCTGGTGGTGGTCCAGGATTTATTGGCGCCTGTAGTAATTTTAAGATATTTTTTATCTCGTCCAAAAGAGATTGACATTTTCTAGCATCGAAGAATGCGGCTTTCACAACGTTTGCCGCAATTGCAATAAGTCTAATAGTTTGTTTGTATTCTTTACTTCTTTGTTCTCTCAAAATATCTAAAGCTAAGGAGGTTACAATATTCAACAGTTCCTTTTTAAGTAAATCAAATAAATTTCTGATGAAAATAGCACCAATTCTACTTACAACTTGAACCATAAAATTCTTGAATTTTTTTATAAATTCAACTGAACTCGTTATAATATTTGATGATGGTATATTCAATTGGTTGATAGTAGTTGCGGTTGTGATGACTTGGTTGTATGAAAGATTGTAAGTATTTTCTGTGAACTTTAACATAATAAAAATTGGTAATAAAACTTTCGGGCTTAGTGCTGCACTAGCAACCGCTAATGCGAGATTCTTGATGATATCTTGGTTGATGGCTGCGGTTGCGTTGAAAGAAATTGGCAGATATATTTTCCAATTTGGATTTTCCGATAGACTATCTATGATGTTTTCCATAGTGGAAATCTGTTGTTCTTCTGTTTGTCCTGATAGTTTGTCTCTGAAATCGACTAATTGATTTACTAAATTTTCAAAATCTACGGGAACTTGAACGTTATCACAATCTATAAATTCCATTACACCATTTTGGACATTAGAAATGTTTAAGTCGATGTTTCTTAAGTCAACCTCGGTTAACTCGAAAAAACTATTATCAACTCCATCCAATTCGGCAATTTTGGCAACTCCGCTGACATCTATTTCAGTTTTTTGGTCAAAACATAAACCCAAAATTCTTTGTAATATTTTATAAAATTTTGAATTGTCTGCAATTGGTCCTGAAGGTGCGGGTATCTTCATGTTCATAAATTGGGAAATATATTGTAAAATTTGTGCCGTTAGTGTTGTCGTATCAAAAAATTTTATTGTTGAGTAATAGTCGGCTAACCACTGACCAATTTTATTCTCACTGAATGAAGTCAATGTACCAACTTGATTTCCTTGTCGGTTCAACATTGCGACTTTGAAATAATTTCCTGCAATACCGAATTCGTTTGTGGTGGTATACTGAATATTGAAAAGATTTTGTCTACTAGTACCTTGGTAAAATCTACCATATGTTTGTTTAAAAGACTGACCGGTGCGTGTTAACCCATATAACGTTCTGTCCATCGGAAAAGCATTTTTTGGATTACCACCGTAGTTTTTGAATTGTGATATATTTGATTGAGTAACTCCACTTGTTTCGTAAAGTATTCTTCCTACTGCGGAGTTAGTATCCACTTTCAAAAGACCGCTGGCTAAATATATTAAATCTAAAGATTGTAATGGTACGTAAATTGATTGAGACACTGGTAAAGTATCCATATCTTCAGCTGCTGCTTCAGAAACTCCGTTGTAGGTTTGTTCTTGACTACAACCAAGAGCTTTGATTGCTTCCTCTTGAATTATTGATTGTACCTCTTGTTCTGATTTTCTTGCTGTCGTTAAAAGAATATTTCTTATGGGTCGAGCCTCGGCACCCTTACCTTTAATCGATGAAATGAACCCAAATAGTTGTTCGGTTGATGTTGGTACATTCCTTTGAAATCTTTTTTGTTGTTGTGAAATTTTGTTGAGTTGACTTGCGGTCATTTCAGCTGACTTCGCAACTGAGTTTTTCAACTCTCTTCTTATTTTTTTCTCAGCATCAACGGTTTCCTTATAAGCTTTGATTGCGTTGATTTCCGCATCAATCTGTTGACTCGAATTTGAGACGTCTATAGAGGAATTGAAGGATTGCATTTACTTCATTTTATAAGTTTCTTCATCATTGGAAACATCTTTCTCAATCAGATTCTGAAGTAAATCATCATCCAAGTCAGAAAGGGTGAAAGACTCTGTACTCTGATTTGACTTTTCCCAAATGGATGATTGAAGTTTGGATAGAGTCAATTTTTTTTCAACACAGTCGTTTATTATTTTTTGTTGTTTTTCAATCACAGGACCGATTGTCTGCATATCTTCAGCGCCTTTCATGAAACTCAACATTTTGTTCTGAATCCTGATGGCAGTATTTCTTTGTTCAACTAATTCGTTGTAAATCTCCTGCATCAATGATAACATCGATTCTTTGGTGAGATTGATTTCTTTTTTTTGTGGTCTTGGCATAACTATAAATAGTTATTTACATGTTTTTGAACTTTATCTGTATTGAGGTATAAAGTTTCTTGAATTTCTTGATGGACCCCCTAATTTCTTTCGTACTCAGATTTGTCATTTCTCTGAGAGAAAGTAAAATGATATTTTTGTTGAACTTGTTGTTTTCTTCTCCTGTAAAAATTGTTTCGTAGTTGTAAAACAGGTCTATAAGTGCAATACCCAATTTCTTTTCATTTTCGTTCAAGCTTTCTGATTCTACGAAACTTTTCAGTTCCTCAAGATACTTTGAAAGTATCAGGTTTGTGTCAATAACGTCTTCGTCGATTCTATAAATCAAATCAGGTCTTTCTTCCAAACTAGATGATATGTCCTCATAGGAGACTTTTCTATTTGTCTCTTTTTGGTCTTTTATGATTTGACCCATCAAGTAGTTTTTACAAATAGTACCGAAGTAGGAGTATGCCTTTTTGTTCTTTGAAGGTTTGAATTTATCTACTTTGGTCATAAGGAAGGAGTGAGTGTCAGTATGAATTTCTATGAAATCCATATCCTTACGATAAAGTTTATACCTTCGTATGATAGATGAAATCATCTTGTCTAAGGGGGCCCTCAGGAACTCGTTGTAGATTTTATTTTTTTCTTCTACTGTATCTGCGACTAAAAACTTTTTTACCGCATTTTCTTCTCTAACATCGAAATAGTTCTCTTTGACAGCCTTTCTTCCTCTTTTCTTTGATGTGACATCTTCTGTGTTTGCAGAAAGATTTTCCAAAATTAGTTTGTGGATGGTTCATATTTTATGACTCTGTCGTCAGTAAAGAAATATTCTTGTTTTGCGCTTTGAATCCAAAATCTTACCTCAGGTTCACTCAAAATACTATCACCAAATTTGTAATTCCAAAAAATGGAACCTTCTCTCATGTTGGTATGTTTGTATCCCAATCTTGGTATGGTCATAATAGGTACTGAGTTGTAAGTAAGTCTCAATAAAAACTCATAAACAAATGTTAGTTTTATTGAAGATTTGATTCCTCCGAAGTCATCAAATAAGGTCTTTTTGATTGCAGAGCCTGATACCTGAAAGTTTTGATAATCTTGTAGTGTATCATTTGTTAAGATTCCCATTTCCTGAGAAAAATTGGCGGCAAAAGTAGCTTCGTTTGTAAAACCTGCGAACCCACCCTTTTCATCAGTTTCTACCACAACAGGTAAGAACATTTGTACTTCAGGGAATGCTTCAGAATATTTTAGGACGTTATCAAACCAGATGTTTGAATATTCGTCATCAAACTCCATTACAGATATCCAAGTTCCTTGAGCATTTTTTACTCCGAAGTTTACTTGAGACGCGAAGTTTGGAGTTTCTTCCCAAGGTTTAATGACAACGTTCAATTTACCAAAATCGTATGACTTCAAAAAAGAAGTCAAATTTTCCTCTTGGGTTGGTACAATTAGAAGTTCTTCGAACTCTATTTTTTGATCTTTGAGTGAGTCGATTGCTTTAGTAAAATAATCCGGAAAATCTTTTGTGATTGCAGATTTTAACGGAAGAATAACTGAAAGAGAAATTTTTTTCATATTAGTTAGCTAGTTTTGAAAGTTGTTCTTCGAAAGAGTCGGCTCTTGTGTCAAAATATGAAGAGAAAAGTTCTGTGACTTCTGTTTCGAATTTTTGTTTATTCATGAATTTTTTCGCGGTAGATTCCATACTGGTGTATAGTTGAGGTTTGATATTGTCTTCAAGCCAATTTTGTATGAAGTCCGCGATAAAATCTGTAATTAATGTCACGTCGGTAATCCAAATGCCATTATCTTCTGTAATCCAAGTTGGTTGTAAATCAGGTATTTTACCTAAACAAGGTACTCCACAAGCCATTGATTCCAATGGAAATGTTCCAAATCCTGATTTGTTGTCTACCCATACACTCAGACAACACTCTTTGAGAGAATTGGCAAAATCCTTTTCACTTAACCCTCTCATATCTCTGAACGTAAACCATCTAAATTGAGGAAACTTTAGATAAAAGGTTTTGATTATGTTCATAGTGTCTTCTTGTTCTTTTGTATGAACTGCGATGATTGGTAGTGGCGGTATAGTTCTTTTTGTGAAACACTCACTAATCTGAGGTTCCAATATATCAAAGGAAGATTGTCTCATAACTTTTTCGACATACTCCTTTTGTGAACCTGTGGTCGTAATACATTTGTAAAAACCAAATTGAGGCCAACTTTGACCTGGTTGAAGTGTCTCGGTTATGTAAGCGTAGGATTGTACCAAAACAATCTTAGCACAAGGTAATTTTTTTACTTGCTCCATCACGTACCCGAAAATTTCCGGAATAACTAAAAAATCCTCAGGTGTGATTTCTAAGTTTTGACCTTCGATGGATTGGTGTGGTAGTAATTCCATATAATCTTTTCCCAACCAATTTGCAACTCCGGTGTATTCATTTTTTTCATGAAGCATAATTGGATTGAAACCGGCATTTTTCAGGGTCATTGCCATCTGATAAATGTATCTGATGGAACCTTTAGCATTACCTTTTGTATCTTGAACAAAAAGGTAAATTCTTGATTTTCTATCTCGTAGATTTTTGATTGATAACTCTACTTTTTCTTTGTTTACGTTAGACATTTTAATAATGATTAATCAGTTTTTTATTTAGTAGTGTGTTGAAAGCAATTTTAAATGGAATACTGGTCTCTTTGGATTTTATTCCGAGTTTGTCATCCATATCATTGTTTTCAGTAAGTAATACTTCCATTAACATTTTCACCATTTCAAATTTGATGATGTTTACTCTACTTTCTGTTCCGCCAGTAATTTCATCAGACATTTCAGTGATGTCGAGATATTTTTCTATTTGGTCCAAATCAACAAAATAATTTTCTCCCAATACTTTTAACATAGTTCTAAAATTTTTTGTTTTACGTCTTTGATATTTTCGACTTCGTAAGGTGAAGTGATATGTGAATTATAATGGGTTTTATATTTAATTAAAGTTTTGTTAGACGGATGGTTAGATAATAATTTTGGGTTTGCGGTGATGAGCACATCTAAGGTGTTCCACATAGAGTCAATTGTAGATTCACTATAAAATTTGTAATTTTCTATTAAACAACCAAACTTGGATAGGAAAAACAAAGATGCCGGTTTCGATTTTCCAATTTCGTCTGAGACAATCCAGATATCATGGTTTTCTCTCAAATCAAAATAAAGTTCGTTCAGGTCAGTCATTCCATTATATTCCACGGAACCAGCATGTCCGAAGATTTCCATGGTATATTCTTCGTATAGGAAATTATAAAGTTCATCTTCATCTTTGAAACTGAGATGTTCATTAATATTGAGAGTGGTTACATCGGAATTTACTTTATATTCGAAGGTCTTTTCACTTTCTTCTATGAAAGGATTATCAATATACCATTTCTGATAAACTTCCTGTATTTTTTTGAGAGTATCTCTCAAAACTCCGTTTATTTCTATACCAATAATCATTCTTCGTATCTTTCCAAAATTTTGGTTATTAAAGGATTTCTAACGATATCGGCAGATTTGAACTCAAAAACGCCGACATCATCCATCTGTTTGAATTTTTCCAAAGCATCCCAAAGTCCTGTTTGTGTTTTATCCTTGTGTCTATCAAATTGGTCCAAATCCCCTGATATGAAAAATTTGGAGTTGAAACCAATTCTGGTCAAAAGAAGTTTCATTTGGTTTGGGGTTGCATTTTGAGCTTCTTCAAAGATTAATATTGAATTATCGATATTCATTCCTCTCATATAAGCCAATGCAAAAACTTCGATAGCTTCAGCCTCTTTAAGTCTCTCTCTTGATTCTTTACCGATAATTTTATTTAGTAGATAATATGAAGGAAAAATGTACGGGTCCAATTTTTCCTCAACACCACCAGGTAAGCTTCCGAGTTTTTCCTCAGCTTCCACCGCTGGTCTAACAATAATAATTTTTTCGTAGGAATTCTCTGGGTCAATAAGAAGGTCAATAGCACATTTCATTGCTATATAACTTTTACCCACACCTGCAGGTCCAGAACAAATTGTAATTTGATTGGTCTTTAAAATTTTATAATATTCTTTCTGACTCTCACTTAAAAATTTTTCTTTAGTTTTCTTTTTTACAATTTGATTGATTAATTCTTTTTTTGTTTTTGGTTTTTGCTCTGGTGTTGGAATTGGGGTGGATGATAATTTTCTTGTTTTACTCATTTTCAACTATTTCACGTTTATCATGAGGTGCTCCGAAAGGGCGTCTGTAAATTGTTTTACCACCATCGGGACTCTCGAAAATCCATTTATTTTCAGTTTCAACATTTTCTACAGGGACCTGATAATCCTCATAGCTTTTTTGTTCTCTCAGTTCTGAGCCAGAGATTTCATTTATGTAATTCTTTATTTCAAATCTTTTATCATTGGTAATGTATACTTTTCTTGCCAAGGAAACAAAATGATTTTCAAAAGTTTGAATTTTTTCGTACTCCCTTAATTTGTCTTCCACATCCCAAAGAGTTGAGTTTACCTCAACTAAATCATGATAAGCTTTGTCAATTTGTTTGTCATTCAAATAATGCGACGCTATATTATATAGATTTTCGAATTCATTATGGATATACTCCAATTTTTTCTCGTCGTCTATTCTGTTTTTTTTAATTTGTAAAATTGATAACTTGTCAATCAATTCACCTACGCTTACTGGTACGTTAATCATATAAATGGGTTTTAAAATATTTTAGCCAATACTCAACCATTTCATCGAGCATACCCTCAAAAGTATATTCAGGTTTCCATCCGAGTATTGTTCTCGCTTTTGTTGAGTCGCCTTTCAAATATTGGAGTTCCTCAGGTCTCATAAAAATTTGGTTTTGAACAACGTAGTCTTCATAATTCATACCAAGTTTTTCGAAAACGTATTTTGTCATTTGTCTTACTGAATGTGTTTCCATTGTAGATACAACAAAATCGTCAGCTTCACTATGATTGAGAATCATGTGCATTGCTCTAACATAATCTTTTGAATGTCCCCAATCTCTGAATGAGTCCAAGTTTCCTAGTTCCAATTTTTTCGCAAAACCTAAGTGGATTTGAACCGCTGTTTTAACTACTTTATTGGTCACAAAATTCGAACCTCTTCTCGGTGATTCGTGATTAAAAAGGATACCATTGGTTGCAAATAATTTATAGGAGTTTCTGTAATTTTTTACAATCGAATATCCAAACATTTTTGAACATCCGTATGGACTCACGGGATGCATTGGTGTGCTTTCTCTTTGAAATCCGTCTTCGTCTAAGCTATTACCAAACATCTCTGATGAGCTAGCCTGATAAAATTTTGCTTCAGGACAAATTCTTCTATATGATTCTAACATATTGAGTACTCCCAAAGCGTTAGTTTTAACAGTAAACTGTGGCATGTCGAAACTAATTCTTACATGGCTTTGGGCTCCAATGTTGTAGATTTCATCAGGTTTTACTTGTACGAGCGTTCTGTCTATTGAACTTTCATCAAGCAAGTCTCCATAATGTGTGTGAATTTTACCTTCTAAATGTGCTACTCTTGAGTCTTGATTTTCTGACATCGAATTTCTTCTGACCATTCCGTGTACTTCATATCCGAGTGTTAAAAGGTATTCAGCTAAATAACTACCGTCTTGTCCGTTGATACCTGTTATAAATGCTACTTTGCTCATTTTGTCTTAATTTTCTATGATTGTATTATCAAATTTATTAGTTATTGTAAATTGACCGGGTTTGTCTTTTGATTTTTGTTTGAGACGTTCCAAGTCTTCGCTCTCTTCTTCCAAGAAAAGTGGTGTTAGAGGTTCTCCCTCAGTCAGTGATATGTTTCTCCAAAGTTGATACATTAGGATTGAAATATTTTCATTTGTGTCAAGTCTGGCCAATCTGATACTACCCATTGTCTCGGAGTTGTGTCGACAGCCTCTTGAAATTTATTTACACCGTTTTGGGCGGTTTCAGGTGTCATGTAATAATGGTATCCAATTGTATCAATATCTTGTTCGCGCCAAGGTATATTAGGTAATCTTCCGTCATACGACATTTTTTTAATTTGGTTTGCGGCAATTTCATCATCCATTAATAAAACACCACCCCTTCCTAAAGATAAATGTTTTTGATATTGAAAACTAATTCCCATAAAAGTATTAGGTATATAACTGTTTTTTTTCCATAAAACAGCTGCGTCAATGATATTATCAGTAAGATAATAATAGTCCTCCCAATTTTCATCTTTCCATTCCAAGTCAATATTTAATTTTTTTGATAAAAAGGGAATTGATAAATAAGTTCTTTTTGGGCAACTTATTTTATTTGAATTTGTATACCTAAGAGCTAATTCAATTCCGTGAGTACAACTATCTACTACAACGGCATAAGGGCTACCAAAAAAATCTGACAATTTTTTTTCAAATTGTTCTAATATTAAAAAATTATTCATGTTTTATTTTTTTAAGTATATAGAAAGGTCACTGTATTTTAAAACATTATCGTTGGATACTAATTCTTTAATTATTCCTTTATTTGTATAATTGGAATCTAAATCATACCTAGAGTCAACCATAATAAGTTTGATATCTTGATTAAGAAAAATAGGGTTCATTATACCTATTCCTGAACTAGTTAGTACGTCAAATTTATTGGGTA